AAATTTAATAACTAAGGAATACTTTTTAGTATCTCCATAACCTTTTATAGGTTATGGAGATACTAAGCCAACCTTTAAGACTTTTAAAGTCTTCATCGGGCGGCATTCCCTATCGGGAATTTCCTGTAGGCGATAGAATCTTTGGAGACTTTAAAAGTCTCAAGGGAGGTTGATTAGTCGTAGACTAAAAAGATGCTAAGTGCTTGAAATTCTTGGAAGTCTCTGGAGTAAATCTATAGATTTAAAAACACTTGAAAGTCTCCCTAGTTTTGTAAACTAGAAAGCTAGTCACCAACTCTAAGACTTTTAAAGTCTTCAAAGGGGTGCGGGCGTTAAGATTCTATAGAATCTCTGGAGATTTTAAAGTCTCTTTGGAGACTTTAGAGGGTGGGCAAGCTGCCATGGGGGGGTACTGGGATATATATACAATCGTATACATTTTATGGAGATATGCCATGTAAACCAGATAGTGCCGCAGCTTTAAAGGGAGGGGCAAGGCTTGGGAAGTCGGGCGGCTTCCAAGGGCTTTAAAGGGAGTAAGGGAATAGGTGATAGGGGTGCAGTATACATATGCTATAACCCCGGTGGGCTTAATATCTATTATACCCGTAGAATAAGCATCTGTCAAGTTTTATTTCATTTATTTGCAGGTCTTCACTTATATGTACATATATATGCTATAAATGCACATTTTTATGCACATATGTTATAAAAAACTTGACAAACCTCCATATTACGGGTATACTATAGTAATAGTACACTTAAATGACTAGGAAGTCTAAATGCCTGACAAACAACTAACCACCAAGCAACAAGCGTTTCTTGACAATCTTACAGCTTGTGGCGGAGATGTCAAACACGCAGCAGAGTTAGCAGGCTATGCAGAGGGCACACATTACACTGTAGTAAAGGCATTGAAGTCTGAGATACTAGACATAGCTACAAACATACTGGCGCTCAATGCACCTAAAGCAGCTTCTAAGCTTATTCAGATTATGGATAGCCCAGAGCCTATACCGCAAGCTAACATGCGTATACAAGCTGCACAGCAAATCCTAGACCGTGTAGGACTAGGCAAAACAGAACGCCTAGATGTAAACGTAAGTTCTGGTGGGGGTTTGTTTGTTATACCCGCCAAGAAGGAGGTAGTGATAGATGGAGAATATACGGAGGTCAAGTAGCACCATACCGTTTGGTTATAAGCTAGATGAGTCTAATAACCAAATGCTAGAGCCAGTACAAAAAGAACTAGACATGCTGGACAAGGTTCTACCGCTTATAAGGGAAAAGACCCTAAGCCTAAGAGAAGGCAGCATGTGGTTGACCCACGAAACAGGACGTTCAATATCACACATGGGATTAAAGAAAATTGCCGAACAAAGAAAATGATTGGGACATCAATCCTGACAAATACTTGGTTGACGAGGAAGGCAACTTCAAACTTAAAGTTGATGGTACTCCCCGCAAAAAGGGTGGCAGAGAAAAAGGCTCAAAGGGAAGAGGGTACACATACCACTCAGAAACAAAAGCCAAGCAAGCAGCAAAGAGAAGCGTAAAAGACAAAGAGAAAAAACTCAAAGCAGCTCAAAACAAAATAGATAATTACAAGAAGTCTATAAGCAAAACTAAAAAGACTCTCAGCAAACTCGAAAACGAGAACGATACAAAGCTCGTAAGCGCCGAAGAGTTGGATAACATCCCCGCTTCATTAAAAGCAGAAGCAGTGCAGGATGTTATCTTTAAGGCTAACGAAGGCCCACAGGAAGACTTTCTTGCAGCCGGAGAAACAGATGTGTTGTACGGTGGTGCAGCAGGGGGTGGTAAGTCATATGCTATGCTTATTGACCCCTTGCGTTTTGCACACCGACCAGCCCATAGAGCATTAATCATTAGACGCTCTATGCCAGAACTACGAGAACTAATAGACAAAAGTCGGGAGTTGTATCCAAAAGCATTTCCCGGCGCTAAGTACAAAGAAGTAGAAAAGCTGTGGGTATTTCCAAGCGGAGCTAAAATGGAGTTTGGGTTCTTGGAGCGTGATGCAGATGTATACCGCTACCAAGGTCAAGCATATAGCTTCATAGGCTTTGACGAGATTACACATCTCCCCACAGAGTTTGCTTGGAATTACTTAGCTTCACGGCTACGTACTACCGACCCAGAAATTGAGACGTACATGCGTTGTACAGCTAACCCCGGTGGTTCTGGGGCAAACTGGGTAAAGAAAAGATACATAGACCCAGCGCCACCCAATGAAAGCTTTAGGGGCGCAGATGGCCTTACGCGAAAGTTTATACCAGCTAGATTACAGGATAACCCCTACCTAGCTAAAGACGGACGATACGAGCAGATGCTAAATGCTCTACCGCCAACACAACGCAAACAGTTGTTGGACGGTAACTGGGATGTTGCAGAAGGCGCAGCATTCACAGAGTTTAATCCGTTTGACCATGTAATTACGCCTTTTGAAATTCCAATACACTGGGAACGGAGTAAAGGGATTGACTACGGTTATGCTTCAGAAAGTGCATGTGTATGGGGTGCCGTTGACCCCAGCGATGGTACACTAATAATATATCGTGAGTTGTATAAAAAAGGATTGCTGGGTACTGACCTCGCAAGTATGTTGACTGAAATGGAGTACGAAGACCCCTTCTCAGTCCAAGGAGTGCTCGATACAGCGTGTTGGAGTCGAACTGGTACTACAGGCCCAACAGTGGGCGAAACGCTTCAGAGGGCCGGACACAAGCTCAGAAGAGCAGATAAAAACAGAATACAAGGAAAGATACAGATTCACGAATACTTGAAGCTCACGCAAAGCGGTAGACCCAAAATACAGATATTTAATACATGTCCTAACCTGATACGCGAGCTTCAAAGTATTCCACTAGATAAGTCTAAGCCTGAAGACGTAGACACACACGCATCAGACCACGCATACGATGCGCTAAGATACTTAATAATGGCTAGACCACGTATCAATGATACAATAAACCAACTTAGACAGTTTAGAAAAGAATCACATTTCACACCGTCTGACTCAACATTTGGATACTAATATGGCACACTGCAATAAAAAAACAAAATATAATAATGGTGGATTAGTAGCCCGTAAAGAGTTTAAAGGTATTGGTTCTATTGAGGGCAATTTATCTGGAAACCAAGGCTATCGTTCTGGAGAAGTAAAAGCTTCTACCAACTTAGGCGGTACACGAGTAACGGCAAGCAAGTTTAAAGACTCTATGGGTAACTCGTCTACAAACTACAGCCTAGAAAAACAAATGAAAGGTAAGTCTTCTGCTGGTGTAAAGCTAGGTAAAAACCCAAGCGCTACTTACTCTAAAGATTTAGGAAAGGGGTTTACACTAAAAGCAAAGGTAGGTAAAAACTATCGTGGCATGTCAATCTCTAAGCCCCTATAAAGGAACAGTACATGAACGAAAAAAACGAATCATACGAAAACGCTGATTATCTTTACTTTGAAACTGAAGAGACTGCTGGCGGTCTTGAGCTGGACTTAGAAGAAGATGTGCGGAATCGTTTCGTAGGCTTAGTACAAGACCGTTACGCTAATGCAGAACAAGCAAGAGACTTTGACGAGCAGCGATGGCTCACGGCTTACCATAACTTTCGTGGAATTTACAACAAAAATGTACGTTTCCGTGAAAGCGAAAAGTCAAAAGTATTCGTTAAAGTAACTAAGACCAAAGTATTAGCAGCCTTCGGCCAGCTAGTAGACGTTATTTTTGGTACTGGTCAGTTCCCTATTGGTGTACGTGAAACCCAACTGCCTGAAGGTATAGCAAAGTATACACACCTAGAAGCTGGCGGAACTGGCATAGAAACCAGCGCACCATCTTATGAAGAACCCGCAGAAGAAAAAGAAGAAGGGCCTAAGCCCATTTCTCCGTATGATGTTGGATATGCTGGTGATGGTCGTGATGAGCCACTAAAAGCAGGCGAAACGCTTACAGCTACAAAAGATGTACTGTCCGAAGCTATCAAAGAAGCAGGGCTAACTTTCGCAGAAGGCGCTTCCCCAGACCCACAGATATTAGAACGCTCTCCGGCTAAAGAAGCGGCACGTAATATGCAAACACTTATACACGACCAGATTGAAGAATCAGGCGGCTCAAGTGAACTACGTAATGCATTACTAGAAGCAGCATTGTTTGGAACTGGCATTGTCAAAGGCCCATTCAACTACAACAAGACGCTTAGCCGCTGGACAGTTGACGAGGACGGAGAAAGAAACTACAACCCCCTTGATGTTCGTGTTCCTCGCATTGAGTTTGTAAGTATTTGGGATTTCTTCCCAGACCCCAATTCAACTTCTATTGAAGATTGTGAGTATATTGTACATCGACATAAAATGAATAAGTCTCAGTTAAGAGCATTGGCTAAAATGCCGTTCTTTAACAAAGACGCAATTCGTGAATGTTTACAAATGGGGCCTAATTATACTGAAAAAGATTATGAGCATGAGTTAAAAGACGACCAAAGAACAGAAGATTACGGTTCAGCGCAGTTTGAAGTCTTAGAGTATTGGGGAATTATGGATGCAGAATACGCCAGAGAAGTAGGAATGGCATTACCCGATGAGGTTGATGATTTAGATGAAGTGCAAGTTAATGCTTGGGTTAGTAATGGTAAGCTGCTACGTGGGGTTGTTAATCCATTTACTCCATACCGACTACCATACAATGCCTTTCCTTACGAGCGTAATCCTTATTCTTTCTTCGGTATTGGCGTTGCTGAGAATATGGACGACTCTCAACAAATAATGAACGGCCATGCACGTATGGCTATCGATAACTTGGCACTTGCAGGAAGCTTAGTATTTGACGTAGATGAATCAGCCCTTGTAGGTGGACAAAGCATGGATATTTATCCCGGCAAAGTATTCCGCCGTCAGGCTGGAATGCCCGGTCAGGCTATTCATGGTGTGAAGTTCCCGAACACTTCTCAAGAAAATATGATGATGTTCGACAAGTTTAGACAGCTAGCTGACGAACAAACAGGTATCCCAAGTTACTCGCACGGTCAGACAGGCGTACAAAGTATGACCAGAACTGCGTCTGGCATGTCTATGCTGCTGGGTGCAGCGTCACTAAACATTAAAACAGTTATTAAGAACATTGATGACTTCCTGCTAAAGCCTTTGGGCGAAGCATATTACCAATGGAACATGCAGTTCTTTGAGGGGGAGCTGGATATTCAGGGCGACCTCGAAGTTCGTGCAATGGGTACAAACAGCTTAATGCAAAAAGAAGTACGCAGTCAACGACTGACTATGTTTCTTCAAACTGCACAGAACCCTGCGATTGCACCGTTTGTTAAAATCTCTAAGATTGTTAGTGAGCTGGCTTACAGCCTTGACCTTGACCCCGATGAGATTCTAAACGACCCTGAAGAAGCCGCAATCATGGCACAAATTATAGGAGCACAAAATGTTGGACAAGGAAATGGCGAACCGACTGGGGCCGCTGGTCAACAACCCGGAGCTATGGGAGGCCCTGAAGGAGCACCTCAACAACCTACGGAACTTGGAGCTACAGGGACTGGCGGTGGCAACATCGGAACTGGAACTGTACCGCAAGCAGGGGAAAGCGAGTTCACTGGCTAACCTTTTAAAATTAAAAGAACAAGCAACAGAAGCTAAACAACGGATAGAGGAACAACAATGAAAAAATCTAAACTAAAATATGCAGTAGGCTCAGTAGCTCAAGCAGCGGCAGAGGGTGCTGATTCATTGTTGTCTGAAGCTCGTAAAGATGTAGTAGCTGCGCGTGAACCAGAACCAGCAGTAGCTCCTGAAATTGAAGAGCTTGCAGAAGCCGCATCTAAAGTAGAAGCAAGTCCAGATACACAAGCTCCTGAAGCACAAACAAACATGAAGGACACCACTAAGCTTGTAAACTCTTTTGAGTTTCAGGGCGGTAATAAAAAAATGGACAAGGCTTATATTATGGAGTCTTTGAACGAAGTAGCTGACTCTTCAATTGTTGAGTCTAAGCAGTCTATTGCTGAGTTTATTACTGATTTGCACCGTGTACAGTTGGAGCAAGAGTCTAAGCCCTTACTGTCTCCTAAAGATTTTAAAAAGCTTACTAGCTTTGCAAGCACTGAAGAGCGCATGGAAAAGAAAGAGGGTGGAGAAGTTTCTGATGTAGATAAATACATTAGCTTGTATGGTCAGATGGAACAGTCTATGGACAAAGCAGAAACTCCTGAAGATAAAAAAGTAATTTATGAGCGATGGTCTGAGGTAGAAAAAACATTTGACGGTAATACTATTAGTGCTGCTTTACAGAAAATGGACGAAGGGCGAGAAGGTAAATTTATAGGTGGACTTTTAGGAGAAGTTATAGAAAAAGTTACATCTTCTAAAGGAACTACTACTGAACCTGTAGGTCAAGAAGCCGAAGCAAGCATCAGCAACTTAGAGGGGCCTGACCCCATAGCAGCAGCCAATAACGCTCCTATTTCTAATACAAGCTTTGCAGAAGGAGGCTCGTTAATGGCTCCCGATATGCCTGTAGATACTTATGATAATATACCACCAGAAGAAATGGAAGCAGTAAGGGCCACACAACTTCCAGACGATGAGATGGAAGACGAGTACGCAGGCTACGTGTTGAAAGAAGCACTGTCTCCTGACGACCAAGATTATTTAATAAATGCTCTCGAAGGCGATGAGCGTTTAGGGCAAATCTTTGATAACATCATGGATATTGCTGGAGAATTCGCTGGCGAAGGAGCTGTAGAAGGCCCCGGCACCGGCACATCAGATTCGATACCCGCAAGGTTGTCGGATGGTGAATTTGTTTTCACCAGAAAAGCAACTGACCAAATAGGCACAGATAAGCTTCAGGCTATGATGGATGATGCAGAACGTGCTTATGATGGCGGTGTAATGAAAAAGTACGCAGGAGGAAGCATCCTTGATGGCGTTATGGATATGGAAGACCCTGATGAAGGAGTTCATAACCAAATGCTCAGCTCGAATGCAATGCCTAGTGTACGAAACCGATAAGGCCACCCGAAAGGCCCCTTATCACTAACTTTTAACCTAGAGGCCACCTTGTAGTATCAAGCCCTATTCTTCAGTCGCGAGTTGAATAGCTACCTTGAAAAGACGACAAGCCCCAAAAGGAGTGCGACATGACTGACTTACAAGAAGTAGAAGTAGAAGAAGAAGTAGCAAACCCATACAACATGCACAAAGATTGGCATGATGAAGAAGACCAACCCTTTGAAAGTGCTGATGGTGTTTACTACGAAAAGAAAGCTAAGAAGGCCACCCGAAAGGCCCCTTCTGAAGAAGAATCCGCTACAGATTACAAAAAGCGATATGATGATTTAAAAAAGCATTACGACACTAAGATTAACGAGTTTAAACAGAAAGAACAAGAACTTCAAGCCGAAGCTCGAATGACACAGCAAGTTGAACAGGCCGTTCGTCACGAGGAACATGCAGAAGAAGTTCAGGACGAGTATGTAGAAACAGCACCCGCTGAAGAGGCTAACACTAGACTTTCAGCACTTGATGAGCGAGAAGCTAGGATTGCACGAAAAGAGGCTGAAATGACTCTAAGTTCAGCGCATCCTGACTTTTCAGAAATACGGCAAAGTGACGAGTTTCACGAATGGGCTAAGTCACAGCCAGAAGCAATTCAAGATTGGGTATACAACAATCCTAATGACGTAAGCTTAGCAATCAAAGCTATTGACTTTTATAAAATGGAATCGGGTTTAAGCTCTCAACCTTCTTCAAGTAAGAAGGCACAGTCGCAGCCTGTGTCCCCTTCGGCAGCAGATATGGTTTCAACTAAAACAAAAGCCGTAAATGCTAATGAGCCAAAGATATGGACACAACGGGAAATTGCTGCACTGTCTATGGATGAGTATGATAAACATGAAAAAGAAATCGATTCAGCCATAATTGAAGGCAGGGTAGTAGCTTAATAACTATTGTCTTAAATAAAAGGAAAAATAATCATGGCTAATAACGTATCAGACCAGTTTTTTGCAGAAGGTAGTAACAGTAACTTTGGAACTAGCAGCAACTTTATGCCTGCTATTTACTCGAAGAAGGTTCTTAACTTCTTCCGTAAAGCTTCCGTTGCTGAAGCAATCACTAACACTGACTATGCAGGTGAGATTTCTGCATACGGTGATTCTGTAAAAATCATTAAAGAACCCACCATTACTGTACATCAGTATGAGCGTGGCGCTGACACAACTGCAACTGCACTGACCGACACCGAAGTAACTTTGGTTGTTGATATTGCTAACGCCTTTAAGTTCATCGTAGACGACATCGAAACTTCAATGTCTCACGTAAACTTCAAGGAAGTAGCTGCTTCATCTGCTGCTTACGCTCTGCGTGATGCATTCGATGCTGGCGTACTGGCTACTATGGAAGCAGGTCTAAGCGCTTCTTCTCCTGACCACATCATCGGTGGCGACACTACTGCTTCAGCCGCTTCTGGCGTTCTGACCGGTACTGACGCTGTTGGTCTACAACACGCAGGAACTGACCCTCTAGATGTTCTGGCTCGTATGGCTCGTCTGCTTGATGACGAAAACGTACCAGAAGAAGGTCGTTGGGTTGTAGCTCCTCCTGTATTCTACGAAGAGCTGTCGCAGTCTGACTCTAAGCTCTTGTCAGTAGATTTCAACGGTGGTCAAGGTTCTATCCGTAATGGTCTAGTAAGCTCTGGTAAGCTTCGTGGATTTAGCATGTACAAGTCTAACAACATGACTGGACTTGTTGCTAACGCTGACGGCCTTATTCTTGGCGGTCACATCTCTGCGGTATGTACTGCACAGACTATCACCAGCACTGAAGTCATTCGTGACCCAGACAGCTTCGGTGACATCTGTCGTGGTCTGCACGTATACGGCGCTAAGGTTCTTCGACCTGAAGCTCTCGTTGGTGCATACTTCAACGTAGCATAAGCTGTAACCAAATAAGTGCGGGGGCTGTAAAAGGCCCCCAATCTTTAACAAATTTAAAGGCAATATAAACTATGGCAACATCATACTTAGATTTGACTAATGAACTTCTTAGAGAACTTAACGAAGTTCCGTTAGATTCAGGTAACTTTAGCACAGCTATTGGTGTCCAAGGACACGTACAAGATGCTGTAAACAAAGCATACTTTGATATTATTAATGATGAACCTCAGTGGCCTTTCTTATCTGCTGGCGAGAGTGGCGAAGTAGACCCTATGTACGGAAACGTATATGTCGAAACAGTTGCAGGCCAGAGATTTTATGAACTAAAACCAGCTAGTGATTCCATTAAAACAGATTATGGTTCAATAGACTGGGATAATTTTTATGCGACCACTGTAGGCGTAGCTGGCGAAACAGCCCCCTACACTGGAAAGAATTTGTCGTTTATGACTACAGAAGCTTGGAAAACATTTAGACGAGTTTCAGAAAACTTAGATGACGCAGACAGTCAAACATTTGGAGTTCCTAACAGTGTAATTAGAAGTCCTGATTCACGTAAGTTTGGACTTAGCCCCATACCTGATAAAGTGTATCGTGTGTGGTTCTATGCTTGGAACCTCCCAACAAAATTTACCAGTTATAGTGACGAGATAGTGTTTCCTGAAATGTATAGCACAGTTTTACTAGCTAGAGCACGTTACTATATTTGGCAGTTTAAAGATAATCCACAGGCCGCTTCATTTGCAATGGACGACTATAGAAAGGGATTACGCAGTATGCGCTCAAACCTTATTGAAGCCGCACCAACCACAATAAAAGATGACCGAGTGAGATTCATATAATATGGCAGCTTCACAACCTTTTGGTTTCTCTTGCAAGGGTGGTTTAAATACCAACATAAGCAAGATAGAATTGCTTAGTCAACCCGGAATTGCAACTAAGTTGCTTAATTTTGAGGTTGACCCTGATGGCGGCTATCGCCGTGTTAGTGGGTTTACGGCCTATGGAGCAGGCTCAACAACACGACCTAATGGTGCAAATTCTGTTCTAGGTATTAAAACTTATGCAGACGGCGTTGTAGTATGTAGCGGAACAGATATTTTCTTTAGTAATGATGGCGTTACTTGGCTTCAAATAAACCGTGATGGTGTACACAACAACGGCGACAACTACACAACTTTTACAGGCCGTTCAGTATTAGCTAGAACTAATCAAGGCCAATGTTCTATTGACATCTATGAAGGTAGTAAGTCCGTATACGGTGAGCTAGTAATTTGTGATGGAGCTAATAAACCTTATTACTTTTATATGACAGGAACAGGTGCATTAACTAGCCGAACTTTTTTTTCGGACGAAGTTACAGTATCAAGCACAGAAGCTCCTACAGTCGGAACTGTACACAGTAATCATTTTGTAGTAGGAGGAACACTAGAAAATCCTAACCAAGTGTATTATAGTCATTTACATCAAATGGATAATTTTTCAGGTTTGGGGTCAGGAGAAGTAAGACTAGCAGATAAAGTTGTAGGTCTTAAAAGCTTTCGTGGCGACTGCATTGTATTCTGTAAAAATAGCATTTACAGATTAATAAATATTGAAGCTAACAATTCAACCACTGCAATTGTACCCATTACTAAAAACGTAGGCTGCATAGATGGACAAAGCATTCAAGAAATTGGAGGCGACCTTGTATTTTTAAGCCCTGACGGTATTCGTACACTAGCTGGAACTGCGCGTATTGGCGATGTAGAGTTAACTTCTGTAAGCAGAAATATCCAAAGAATTTTAAGTAACATTGCAGACAACATAAATACTTATACTGTTTCAAGTGTTGTGTTGCGCTCTAAGTCTCAGTATCGTTTATATTACTCAAACCCTACTGAAGGCGGAGCATTTGCAAGAGGAATCATCGGAACCTTTACAGGCCAAGGATTTGAGTGGTCTGAAACAGAAGGAATTGAAGCACCTGCTGTAGATAGCGGATTTTTGTATAGCGGTGTTGAGCAAATTATACACGGAGACACCAAAGGTTATATTTATAACCACGACACAGGGAATTCTTTTAGTTATCAAGGAATATTAGAAGATATTAAAGCTGAGTATGAAACACCTTACTTAGACTTTGGTGACATGGGCACACGAAAAACTTTACAATACATTAAAACATCTGTAACTCCTGATGCAGGAGCAGGTGGTTTTTCACAGCCTACATTAAGAGTTAAATTTGATTTTGAAGATGCTAACATACAACAGCCTGCACCTTACACCTTTCCAGAAATTAGAGGCGGCGCATTTTTTGGAGATGCCGTATTTGGAGAAGCGTATTTTGGTTCAGCAGAAAGCCCACTCATAAGACAACCTATTCAGGGAAGTTGCTATACGTCTAATTTTTCTATAAACAGTGACGACCAACTTCAACCTTATACAATTAACGGTTTATATATAAACTATGTTCCCGCAGGCAGGAGATAATTAGATGGCAGGTACAAGCTACACAAGACAAAGTACAATTACAGACGGTAATCTAATTACTGCTTCTCTTTTTAATAATGAGTATAATCAGCTTTTAAATGCTTTTGTATATTCTTCAACGGGAACTACGGGCCACACGCACGATGGAACCGCTGGTCAAGGCGGTGCAATTGGAAAGATTGGCGACCAAGACTTTAATAATAAAATAGAAATCAGCGCGACTAATAATCGTATTGAATGCTATATAGAAGTTGGCGGCTCTCCTGTTGAACAGCTTCGTATTCAAGACGGAGCTATTGTACCTGTAACTGATAGTGATATAGATTTTGGTACAACTTCTTTAAGATTTAAAGATGCTTTTGTAGACAGCTTGACTGTAACTGGCGTTGTTACTGCTACAGGATTCACAATAGGCTCAGCAGTTATTACTGAAGCAGAACTAGAAATCCTAGATGGCAAAACATTCTTGGATGAAGATGACTTATCTTCTGATAGTGCTACAGGTATTCCGTCACAACAGTCTGTAAAAGCTTACGTAGACGCACAGGTTACTGCACAAGACCTAGACCTGACTGATGGCACTACAAGCATCTCAATTGATTTAGATTCAGAGGCTCTGAGTGTTTTGGGTGGAACCGGCATAACCTCTACTGCAAGCGGCAATGGCGTAACACTCGCAATAGATTCTACTGTAGCTACTCTTACAGGCTCACAGACTCTCAGCAACAAGACCCTAGCTACTCCTGTTATCTCCGGCAACCTAACTACTGACGGCACTATAGACGGTCGTGATGTAGCTGCTGATGGTACTAAGCTAGACACTGTTGAGGCTAACGCTGATGTAACAGATACAACAAACGTAACTGCTGCTGGTGCTTTAATGGACTCTGAGGTTACTAACCTAGCACAAGTTAAAGCCTTTGACTCTGCTGACTATGCTACAGCCGCACAAGGTACTACAGCAGACGCTGCACTACCCAAGTCTGGCGGTGCTATGACTGGCGCTATTACAACCAACAGCACCTTTGATGGTCGTGATGTCGCTACAGATGGCACAAAGCTAGACGGTATTGAAGCTGGTGCTACCGCAGACCAAACAGATGCAGAGATTCGCGCAGCCGTTGAAGCCGCTACAGATTCTAATGTGTTTACAGACGCTGACCACAGTAAGTTAAATGCTATTGAAGCAAGTGCAGACGTAACAGACACAGCCAACGTGACAGCCGCTGGTGCCTTGATG